GGCCCATACCCACCAAAACATAATGCCTCTGATGTCGTTCCACATCCCGCTAAATCTCTGGTAGCTGTTGGAATATTCGAAGTTGTTGTCCAGAAAGATGAAAGATAATAAACCACAGCAGTTGAATCAATAATAGAAGTCGTATCAATAAAAGATGTCGTGTCTATAATTGCTGTTGTGTCTATAATTGCTGTTGTGTCATATTGATCAGTGACAGAACCAAGAACAACCGGACTTTGATTTTCATCAAAAACTCTTTCTAATAAATTGTATCCATCTATTCCAACTTTAGCCCTTAAAACACTTGAATATTTTTCTAAAATATATTCAACAAAAATAGATTCACCAGATGAATTTTTAATATTTGGATCAAATGATATTTTAGATGTTTCGATTATCTGATAATCATCATCATCAGACTGTTTTTCATAAATATTTAAAATATAGATACCAATTTCTTTATTAGGATCGGCTTCTAATTCAATTGCAATATTATTATAATACTCTCCACGTCCAATTCCATAAAAAATTACGAGTGGATTTCTATTTCCAACAGTTTCAAGTGCGGTCGTTATATCTGTTGTTGAATTCACACTTGATATATAGCTAATTTCAATATCAGTAGATGAATCATAATCAATACCATCTATTCTTAAATTAGCGTATGTCGCATCATCTGGTAAACATCTCATAAAATTCATTGAACCGGACTCACCTAAGAAATTATAGGCGATGTACGGTCCTTGACCATAATTTCGACCATATTTTGAAATATTCGGTTTTCCAAATTCATCAATTAATTCGCTACGATCACTCAAAAATTTAACCTTATTATCCTCACCCTTCTTAGTCAATGCACATATAAACCCAATTGTCCCAGGAACAGCCTGAATAAAAGTGGATAAATCCACAATTTTCGTGTAAACACCAGGGGACGTGGACATTATTCAACTCCTTTAATGTGTAACCATGTTCTCTTCATTTTTATATCACAAATTGTTGATGGTGATACAGAAAAAATTTCGGAAATTTCTTTTATTTTTAATCCACTTTTTAACAATCTGAAGATTTCAATAATATTTTTTTCCATCAACTTTGATTCTGTTTTAATTCCATTTTTATGATTAACTTGTAGATTTTCTATATTATCAATTGGATTAAAAGTTTCCAAAACTAAACGATGAATTTTTTTGATAAATCCTTTTTTATCTTTATACAGAGATACACTAAAGTATTCTTTTGAAATTAAATTATTTAAAATCCTTCCATTTTTGCATAATTTAAAACTTCTAACTTCCCCAAAATTATTAATTTCATAATCTGGAAAGTTATTTATTTTTTTCCATATCTTCATACTAACCCTCCATTGTATAATAATATGGGAGTCAGGATGATTTAATCCTAACTCCCATTATATTAATTAAAATTATTATTTTATAAAAAAATTCAATTCGATCTTTTCGGCAGCCTTTACTGGTATTAATTCAACATTTACATGAAAAGTTTTAGTTTTTAATTCATAATCTGTGGCTCCAACGGAAACAGTATATGATGATAAACCTCTTTTCTTTTTAACAGTTTCCAAAAACTCAGTTATATTCGCAGCAACCTGACCCCATGTTACAGCATCGTTCTGTTCAAAAACAAAATTTATACTGAATTGTTCTAAAGCGCGTTTTATATAAAGAACCAATCTCGCAACATTCAAATCTTGAAGGGCTGAAGCCTTAGCCTGAGTTGTCAATTGACTCCATACGACATAACCGGCTGTGAATTTAACAATTGGATTGATTTGATTCAGATACATCTGATCTCTTTGACCCAATCTTGGATTAAATCTCATATCTTTAATTGAACTAATTGCGGCTCTATTAAAACCAGCGGCGGCAAACCACAATTCAGACACAGCGTCATTTCTTGGTAAAATATAAGCCATGTGGTAGATTGGTGAAAACCACACATCTTTGCCTGTAAAAACATCATAAACTTTATTATTTTCTTCATAAATTGCGGCATAATAAGTATTAAATGTATGAGTATTTTGTCTTGAAGTGATAGATGCGGTATATGTTGCGTTATCACCATTATCACAAATACCAATACAATCCTCTCTTGTTTGACACAATGTTACGATCTGTGTCTTAACATTTGATGGATATCCAGCATCGAATACCAGTGTAAAATATTTGTTATCAGTGTCAAGAATAGTAGTGTCAATTGTTCCAGCATAACCATTTGCCAAAATAGATGTCGCCTCTGTTGTTACTAAATCTCCAGATGAATCTTTCAATGCGCCATCAGAACCTTTTTTCAAAGGTACAGGTGTTGAAGATGTGAATGCATCAGAAATATCGACATTAGTTCTCTTAACTTCATAAGTGATTGTTGAATTAACATCAAATGTATCGGTTTCACCTGACCACTGTTGTGTAACCACGACAGATGTTGTGTCAAGATCTCTGTTGTCCCAAACTGCAATTGTATCTTCCTCATTACCAGAAGCGGTTCCCATGAAACCATATATTGTATGACCTTTACCATCTTTGGCAATAATCATATATGTGGCACAACCAGAAGTTGTTTCCCAGTCACCAAAATCTTGTTTATCATCAGTTAAGGTTGATGAACCGGCTGTTAAATCGACCGATACCGTACCAATGTCCTTATCAAAGACTCTACTCGCAATATTATATCCATCAGTACCAACTTCTGCTCTTAATACAGACGAATAAGTTTCCAGGATATCTTCAATATATATTGATGCTCCAGCATTATCAACCGCCTTAGGATCAAAAGAAATTTCAAATGATTCAATAATAATATCTGCCCCGTCTGATTGTTTCTCATAAATATCCATCACATAAACACCAATTAGTAATGGGTTGGTGTGAACAGTAAAACGAACACCTAAAATATTATAATATTCACCACGACCAATTGGATATAACATACACAGTCTATATACGTCTCCAGTCTGGGTTCCCATATTTGTATCAATCTCGGTTTTAGTGTTAAGATCCTCAACATATGAAATTGACACGGTTGCACTTGAATCACATTCTCCCTGTGTAACATCGATTCTTAAATTTGAAAATGCGGCATCATCAGGTAAACATCTCATAAAATATAAAGATCCTGATTCTCCTAAATAATTATAAGCTTCATATAAACCTTGACCATAACTTGCGCCATAAGTATTGATATTAGGCTCTCCGAATTCACTGATAAGTTCACTTCTAGATCCAAGGAACAACAATTCATTATCTCTACCTTTTTCTGTTAAAGCACAGATAAATCCTATTGTTCCGGGGACAGCACTGACGTAGGTAGATAAATCAATAATTTTTGAATAGACGCCAGGTGAAATATTAGTCGCCATAATTGACTCCTTTTTCTTGTTTATTAATATTTTTCTATAATTTTTTTAATCTTTTCTAATTTTTTTAATATCCATTCTAATTGGTTTACTCTATTTTTATATGTGACCAATTTCTTCCTTTTTTAATATCACAAATTGCCTGTGGACTAACACCAAAAACTTTACCTAATTCTGTTAAGTTGATTTCATCTCCAAATTCTCTAAATGCCATTTTAATGAGAATAACATCATCTTCTTTCAATTTAGAACTTGGATGATTTTCTCCTTGATTGTTTTCTAAACCAATTCTGAATGCATGTTTTGTATTTTCTGAGGATGTACACCATTCTAAATTTTCTGGATATTTATTATATGACTTGATTCCATTAATATGATTAACTTGTAATTTATCCATATTATCAGTTGGATTAAAATTCTCTAAAATCAATCTATGGATTAATTTCCATTTCCCAATTCCATTTTTCCATAATTGAATTTTAAAATATCCATTTGTATGTTTATTTGGTTTTAATATTTTTAATTATCTGTTAAAAGAATCTAATTTTATTCTTTTAACTCTTCCATGACTACTAATCATATAATCTTCAAATCCACTTATTACTTTCCATTCTTCTAAGTTATTGTTTTTATTATACATATATGTACCAAATAAAAGTAAGTATTCGACTACTTGTTTTTACCAGTGACGGAAATGTTGTTCTGGCATAACAAGTAAATGGACCAGTTTCCCCGCCTGAGCTACTTGGTGCTGTAAATAACCCCGCCTCACTTATATTATATCCATTTCCATTATTAGCCCCAACGGTAATTGTGACTTTTACAATCAAATATTTATCACTATTATTTATATCTTGTTGAAATTCGACACCATCAATTGGTTGTTTGTAATATCCAACCACAGGTGTCAGTCTACGATCACCGTTTGTACTATCTGAGGCATTGATCATGATATCATTATTTAAACCTGTATCATTATTTGTTGGTGCTGTTGGTGTTAGTGGATCTCCAGCAGGAGTCCCACCATCACCCAATCCAACCCAATATATAAAATCACCTGGACCTGATGTGGTATCAGTGTTATTCACATTAAATAATCTTTGGGCTATCCACTCACGTCCAATATAAAGAACTAAATTAGGTTTGCCCAATAATTTTTTCTTACCATCGGGAAGCATTTCATAAATTTCAACATATCCTTTTGGTCCTCGATTATTATAGTAATTTATATTTAATCCATCTTGTAAACAATTTTCACCATAATAATCATGAACATTAATTTGAATATCGTTTATTTGTTTGTCTTTATTCATTTCAATCCTCATTTATAATTTATTGCAAAAAATGCCTCTTGAAATGTTATTTCGCATTGACATTCTTTATATGTTTTACATTTCTCTTCAATTTTTCCTTCTGTATTTTGTTTCTCTGTAACTTCTTTTTCCATATCCTGTTCTTTGTAAATTTTATTACATTTTTCTAAGATTTGTTCAGAAAGTTTTAGTTTCATTTATTTAACTCTCCTATTTGTCGTTGAAGATCCAAAAAAATTTGACTATTGTATTGAATGCTCCGATCCACTTTATTATTTAATTCTTGTGTATCTTCTTGTTGTTTTTGAAAACCATTATTAATAAGTTCTCTTAACTCACCATATTGTTTGTCATGTGATATTATATATTCTTGAGCAGAGAATACTTGATTTGTTGTCCACGCTGCCCACCCTACGATTGATATGAATATAGGTATTATGATACCTATAGCAATTTTTTTGATTATGTCATTACCCATTTATGATTATTCCTTTAAAAACTCAATAAAAATAAATAAGATTCTAATAGTGATTTATGTTTCATTTTTCTTCTTATCATTTCATCAACAATAAGTTTGTGAGTATTTCTCAAGAAGTTTATAAAATCTGGATTGACTTTTCTTTTCTTAGATGCGCCCCATAATTGATGTGTTCTTGAATGGAGACGTAGTAGCTCCTTATTTGAAATCTTTTTGATTGATTTCTTATTTAAATCATAAAGTTTCATTTTTTATTTTCCAAAGTCAGAATTTTCTTTTGGATTTCTAACTTTTTCTTTGGCTTCTGAAAGAATACTTTTACAAGTATGATTTTCTAGTAATATTTGTGATTCATCTTGTTTTTGATATTGGTCTTTCAGAAAATTTAAAATATCGTTTTTACTCATTTTTTATTTCCTCATTATGCCCATATTTCTGTCGTAGCTGTTGAAGTGTCACTAGTTCCGCCAAAACATAAAGTGTCACTAATATTTCCACATCCGGCAAGAACATCTTTAGACTGATTTAAAATAGAAGTTGTTGCCCATGAAGAACCATTCCATAATTCGGTTGTGCTAACTCTTGCACCAGTATTTCCACCAAAACATAAGGCATCTAATATATCTCCACATCCGGCAAAACTATCTTTAGACTGATTTAGAACAGATGTTGTTGCCCAAGATGATCCACTCCATATTTCTGTTGTATTGACTCGATCACCTGTAGTGCCACCGATACTTAACGCACCAGATGTGGTTCCACAACCCGTCAATTTATATCTATCCTGATTTAGAGCAGATGTTGTAGCCCATGAAGAACCACTCCATATTTCTGTTTTACTCACGAAAGGAAATCCAGTATTTCCACCAAAACACAAGGCATCCGATACATTTCCACATCCGGCAAGACTATATTTAGCCTCATTCAAAGCAGATGTTGTTGCCCATGTTGATCCATCCCAAATTCCTGTTTTGCTAATTCTTGCCGAAATAGTCCATCCACCAAAACACAAGGCATCTGATGTAGTTCCACATCCGGCAAGATTATATTTAACCTCAGTTAAATCAGTTGTTGTTGCCCATGTTGAGCCATCCCAAATTTCTGTTGTGTCAACAAGGGCACCTGTATTTCCGCTAAAACATAAGGCATCTAATATATCTCCACATCCAGCAAGGCCATTTTTAGCCTCATTCAATGATGATGTTATTGTCCAACCTATTCCTGGGTGTGGAGCACCACTGTTGCCAGCCAAATTTAAAACATAATCAGTTGTTATTTCCATCTTTATATTTCCTGGCAATTCTTGATTATCATTAAATGCAAAACAGTGAATATAACCATTAGGGTCTATATAAAAGGCATTTTCTGATTCTATAACACCACTTATATTTTCTAAATTACCATCAGGTGTTAATTTATATGTTGCCATACTTATAATCCTTTAATATACAACTTCAAATGTTAAATTACCAGTTGAATCTATATCAATTATCCAATCATTTGGAGTCCCATCACCATGTAAAGTTAATGGCACATCTGGTTGACTACCACTATAACCAGAAACACCAGAATATCCAGAATATCCAGAAACTCCACTGTAACCAGAATAACCACTAATACCACTATAACCAGAAACACCTGATAAACCAGATATACCACTATAACCTGATATACCATAATATCCAGAAACTCCAGAGTAACCATGTACTCCACTATACCCACCAATCTCCAAAGGCTTGATTCTAATAGTCACACCTTATCTCCTTTATTTAAATGAATAAACAAATATCCACAATTATCTCTACACTGTTTTAATATTTTTTTTATCAAAATAATTTAAACCATTTTCTTTTTTCTTTAACTGGTGGTATATATTCATCTTCTACTTTTTTATCATCTCTTAAATTCTTTACTTCATCTGATAAATTTTTAATAATTAAATTTTGTTTATCAAGACAATCAGTCATATTAAAAATTAATTTTTCTATATTTGATATATTATTTTTTTGTGAAGTATATTCATTATAAAAAATTTCTATTTTTTTATTTATTTCATCTAATTGATTATTTTGAATGTCTTTGTTTTCTAATATTAAATTTTTTATATCTGAAGATGATGTGATAGTTTTGATTTCTAATAATAAATTTTTTGTGTCTGGTGATAGTATAAGATCATTGATTAATATTTCTAAGCATTTTATTTGATCTTTAATTATATCTAAATTTATTTTGCCAATAATATCTTCTTTTAATTTATTTATTGAAATATTTAATGACTCCAATTGAATATTATTCTCATCATTAATATATTCTTTTATATCAGAAGTATTTTCAGATATTGTTTTAGTAATTCTATCTAATAATAAAATAAAAGAATATGTGATATTTACTGTATCATCAAACTTATCATCTAATTGTTTTTGATCATTTTCACTTAATTGTTCTTCTGGGAATTCATCTATTTGCTTAGTTGTAGAATCAATTGCTCCAGAAATTGAATTATTTCCTGTTACTCTAACTGGTTTTGACCTCATTATTTTTCCTTAAATTTAAATTTATTTGTATAATTCATTCAAATTAACAATTTCCTGATAAAATTTGTATTTCAATCTACAATTATTTAAAATTCTCTATCTTGTACTGCAACATATATTAATTCAAGTCTAATTGTTCCAGTCGGAATAGAAGCACGATTAATAATATAAAGATATAATTTATTAATCAAATTATTATCTCTGTTTCTAATAATAAATTCATCGAAAGATTGATCACTCTCTGTTTTATTTGTTTCTGTGTATTTTATTACTTCATTTATTGTGTCAAGTAATAAAATATTATTTTTATTAAGAATAATTATATCAAAATTTGTTGAATCACACGAAAATGCAATTCCCGTAAGATTTATGGCATAAGCTTCACCATTAACTGTTA